AATGCACAAGACTTTCATATTGCATTAGACGACTCAGCAGATGATTTGGTCATTGGCTCTGGTAGCACAGTAGGATCCAATATAGCAATAAGTATTGATGAGAACCAAAACACCACATTTACAGATGGATCCATTGATGTAAACATCGCATCTCACGATGGATCTAATGGCTTAAAATTAGGTGGAACATTAGTAACATCTAGTGCAACAGAACTTAATTATGTTGATGGAGTAACATCTGCAATTCAAACCCAGCTTGATACAAAAGCAACAACAGGTAAAGCTATTGCTATGGCTTTAGTCTTTGGTTAAACTTAGGAGAATATTATGGCAAATCCAAATTTAGTAGCAGTAACTTCGATACTTGGAAAAAGTATTCAAGGAGCATTAACTACTACTGTTACAACTGATTTATTAACTTGCGCTAGTGATAAGCTAATAAAAGTTAATAGCATAATTATAGCCAACATTGATGGCACTAATTCTGCGACTGTAACTATGGGAATCATTAAAAGTGGTGGCTCAGTAGTTTTATTTGCATCAACGATTGCTGTTCCAGCAGATGCAACCCTTGTCTTAATAGATAAAAACTCAAGTATTTATCTTCAAGAAGGAGACATCTTAGAAGGTGGTGCAAGCGCTAACTCAGACTTGACTTACACCATTAGTTACGAAGAACTAGATGACGCTTAAGGAGGTATTTAACAATGGCTCACTTTGCAGAACTTAATTCAAGCAACGTAGTATTACAAGTAGTAGTAATATCCAACGATGATGTTGATGCCAATGGTGGCGATCAACACGCAGATGCGGAAACATTTGTAGCATCTATTGTTCCACATTCAACAGGCGGCACAGCTTGGAAACAAACTTCATACAATAATAATTTTAGAAAACAATATGCAGGTATTGGCTATACTTATGACGCTTCTAAAAACAAATTCATATCACCAAAACCTTACGCATCTTGGTCATTAGATAGTAATGATGACTGGCAAGCACCTATTGCAGTGCCAACCGTGGATAAAATTGGAGGTGAAACTGTTTATATTAGCTGGGATGAGTCTAATACTAGGTGGAAAGGCGAAACAGTAGATCAAAGCACAGATCCCATAACAATCACAAATTATATATGGAATCCCGACACGTCATCGTGGACTGAGGCTTAATCATGGCTGACCTTAACGGCGGAGTAGTTGGTGTTGATAATCCAACAGTTGCACAACCCGAAGTTATTACAACCTTTAACTCTAGTGGAACTTTAACTACCACTTCTTATGCAACCACAGTTGAATACTTAGTCATTGCAGGTGGTGCAGGCGGTGGTGGTACAGTTGGCGGTGGCGGAGGAGCAGGTGGATATAGAACTGCAACTGGTTTTCCTGTTGATGCTTCTACAAGCTATCCAATTACTGTAGGAGCAGGTGGTTCTGCTGAGGATGGTCCTGGAGGACAAGGAGAAGGAACCAGTGGTTCAAATTCAGTTTTTTCTTCTATCACTTCTGCTGGAGGCGGAGGCGGAGGTGGATTTAATAGTGACTCTGCTGTTGCTGGTGGTTCTGGTGGCGGTGTTGGTGGTAGGAGTAATACTGCAAATGGAGCAGGTGGTGCTGCTGGAAATACACCCCCTGTAAGTCCACCACAAGGCAATACTGGCGGAAATCGTGGAGGCGGTGGAGCTAACGCCCTTGGTGGCGGAGGCGGAGGCGGTGGAGCTGGTGCTGTAGGTCAAAATAATCAAAATGTTGGCGGTGGTGGCGATTATTATGATGGCGGTGATGGTGGTGCTGGTACAGCTTCTTCAATCACAGGCTCACCTGTCACAAGAGCAGGTGGCGGTGGTGGCGGAGGTGATGTTAGTCAGACTGAGGGTGATGGTGGCCCTGGTGGTGGCGGAAAAGGTGGTGGTGATGGTGGTGCCGCAGGAACGGGATCTGCCAATACTGGCGGTGGCGGCGGCGGTGCTGGTAATAGTAATCCTGGGAAAGCTGGTGGCTCTGGTGTCGTTATTATTAAACAGGACGCAGGACCTACCATAGCATCTGGTATGTGGAGCATGGATGCAGTTTACGAAAATGTAAAAGCAGGAACATGGGTGTAATATGCCAAAATTAATCGGAGCAGCACAAGCAGTAACTTCTATATCACAAAGTCAAGTTATAAGTACATTTAATTCAAGCGGAACATTAACTACAGAGGCACATACAACCCAACTTCAATATTTAATTATTGCAGGTGGAGGTGGCGGTGGTGGCACTAATGCTGGTAGCATGACTGTAGGTACAAGAGGATCGGATTCTTCTATAGCAGGCACACCGATTACAACCATAACCAGCACTGGTGGTGGTGGTGGAGATACAGGAACATTTACCCCAAATCCTGGGAATCAACCAGGAGGCTCTGGTGGTGGTGGTGGTAGACACGCTGTTGGATCGGGAACGTCTGGACAAGGACATCCTGGTGGTGATGGTGCAAGAGCAAACACTGTCGGTGCCGATGTAGCTGGTGGCGGTGGAGGTGCTGGTGCAGATGGTCAAGATTACCAAGGACCGCCCTCATCACTTAAAAGTGGAGATGGAGGTGCTGGAGTTGCATCATCAATAACTGGCTCACCTGTTACTAGAGGTGGTGGTGGAGGTGGTGCAAGTTATTATTTTGGACCACAAACTACGGGTTCTGGTGGTCCAGGGGGCGGAGGCACTGGTGGTAGTACACAAGGTGGTGCACCCGGAACTCGTGCATCTGCTGGTACTGCAAACACAGGTGGTGGTGGTGGAGGTTTCTGTGAAGACTCAAACCCATTTCAAAATTTTGGCGGTGGCGGTGGAGCAGGTGGCTATCGTTGCTCTGTGCCAGGAGAAAGTTCTGGAGGCGGAGCATCTGCTGAATCAGTTTTAACAGTAGTGGGTAGCACACCATATACTATTACTGTAGGTGGTGGCGGAGCAGGTACACCTGTTATTGCAGGTTACGGAAACGCAACAACAGGAGGCTCCGGTGTAGTAATCACAAAACAACCGGCAGTAAGTGTTACTATTGCATCAAGCTGTTGGGATTTAAGAACTGTATATAGACAAATAAAAGAAGATGATTGGGTATAAATAAATAATAATTCAAATGTGTAGTGACTTATGAATTTAAAATGGTATTACTGGTACTTTCAATCTGTTATCCCCGAAAGAATTTGTGACGATATTGTTCGTTATGGTCAAGAGCAAGACAAACAAATGGCTCTTACAGGCAGCTCTGATAAAGACAACCTAACCAAATTAGAACTTAAAAACATCCAAAAAAAACGCAAGTCTGATGTGGTGTGGATGTCAGATAGGTGGATATACAACGAAATACATCCTTATATACATCAAGCTAATGCTAATGCAGAGTGGAATTTTGAGTGGGATTTTTCAGAGGCATGTCAATTCACAGAATATAAAAAAGGTCAATTTTATGACTGGCATTGTGATTCAAACAAAGATCCTTACGATCGGCCAGATCAGCCAAATGTAAACAATAAAATAAGAAAACTAAGCATGACCCTTGCGCTTTCAGATCCAAATGAATATAAAGGTGGAGATTTAGAGTTTGATTTTAGAGACACAGACGAAGGCTCTCAGCCAAAAGTATGTGAAGAAATAAGAGCCAAAGGAAGTATAATAGTTTTTCCTTCTTTTGTTTGGCACAGAGTAAAACCAGTAACCAAAGGAGTACGACACTCTTTAGTGTGTTGGAATTTAGGGTACCCATATAGATGATTGATTTTTTAATTTATTTATTTTGTACATTATTATTATGGGGATTAGCTATGGCATGGTTTGATGAACCGCCAGGATTTTAATTATGAGTTTCAAAAAAGACAAATACCAAGTTATTAAAGGTGCTTTATCAACAGAGTTAGCAGATTTTTGCTATCAATATTTTTTAAACAAAAGAGCTGTAGCAAGATATTTATTTGATGAAAAATACATTTCGCAATTTACTCAATATTTTGGAGTTTGGAATGATCCGCAAATACCAGAAACTTATTCGCATTACGCTGACATAGTTATGGAAACTTTATTGCAAAAAGTAAAACCAATCATGGAAAAAGAATCTAAAGTAAAGCTGTCTGAAACTTATTCCTATGCAAGAATATACAAAAAAGGTGATGTTTTAAAAAGACACAAAGACAGATACTCTTGTGAAATATCTACCACAATGCACTTAGGCGGCGATGAATGGCCCATATACTTAGAGCCATCTGGAAAAGAAGGCCAGGATGGTATCGAGGTAAATTTAAAACAAGGAGATATGTTGATGTATAGAGGCTGTGAACTTGAACATTGGCGCCCTGCTTTCAAAGGTCAAGACTGTGGACAGGTGTTTTTACACTATAATGACACAAAAGGTGAAAACGCCGAAATAAACAAGTTTGATAAAAGGCCCCTGTTAGGATTACCAAGTTATTTTAAAAAATGATAGACTTTCTTATATTAGCAGCATCAATAT